AGTACAATATCGTATCTCATTTACTTGGTCACAACAACAATCATAGCATTTAGCATTAATTGCCATTCTTAAACTTCTAGGATTAGCTACTGCTTTCTCAATAGGATTTAGTTTTGTTACTTCACCCTTAGCTAATTTCTCTCTATATACTTCTCGTGCCTCTTCAAATCTCAAGTTCTTGGTCATTTTTCTAGGGCTCCTTGCTTGATTACTTTCATTTGGTTAATTATTGGTGTCCTACTATCAGTTACATATATTATAGTCATTATTTCTTACTTGTCAAGTGCCTCTCTTTCAAGTTGTCTAAACCTAAACATACTGTCACTAATCTTTTTTTTAGTTAATTCACTTCTAGTTTTACCTTTCTTTGCTATAGCAATCTTTGCTTTAGATTCATCACTTACTTTGTATCCAGTTGGTCTTCCTACTTTACCCATTTTAGTACTCCTATTTATTATTTAATTAATTAGTTACCCTATCTATAGAGAGGTTACTTAACTCATACAGTAATTATCTTCTTTTTATTTCTTGGTAAAGTTGCTTGTTTAGCCCCTAGTATTAAACCTTTAAGCATAAGACCAGCAAACCATTCATAACAATTATTTTCAATACAAATAGTATAATAAATATAATCACATTCTTCCTTGTATTCTAATGGAATAGCTTCCTGACGCATAAGATAATATAAAGCATCATGTACCAAACTTGCTATCATAGTACACTTAAAATCTGGTATAATAAATGAAACACCATCCCAACAAAAACCTTTTTTAATAATAAGCTCACCATTAAAATCTAATCTTACAAATGAGTCCTCAAAGAAAAACCCATTAAACTCTGTTTGTATTGTGTAATCCTCTTCTAATCTATACTTATAGCCTTTAGTATATCTCATATTATTTCTCCTTTAATAGTCCATTATTGATTAAGTACCAATGTGCTGGTGAGTTACCTATATACAAATCTCTACCAACCTCTTGCTCTGCTGAGTACCGTTTAAGTACTGCTAAATCTAAATTCTTAAAGTATCCTAAATGGTTGTGCTTCTTATCTATACAAATAGATACTACCCATCTCTTACCGTCTTTATTCCAAGTAACACCTGCTACACCAGACCTAGGTATCTCTGTCATTAGCTTCTCCTTATATTTAAGTAATAAAAAAGGGAGCCAACTTGGTTAGTGTCAGCTCCCTTTTTAGAGGAAATTACGGTATGGCTACCGTTATCTATGAGTAAGTTACATTAATAAGACTACTATCAGGAACCTTTAATTACACTATGTACTTCTTCAGCTCCGTAGTCAAGACCCCACTGACCATAAACCATACCAGTTCTGGCTGCGGCGGCATCAGCTTTCTCTTCGTAGTAAAGATTACCTTTACCAAATACAGGACACCATACATTGCTTACTACTGCCATGTTGATGAAGAATATTTTTGTTGAAGGGATATCAAAATCTACAGCGATTGGGAACTCACCGAAGTCAGTAACCAATGTTTGAACATCAACACCACCGACCTTACGGTCACGAGGTTGTGTCTGAAGATTGAGAGAGTAAAGATTAGAGAGTGCTACCTTGGTAGCTCCACTAACCCAAATAACTGTGTCGTTTAAGTCAACACCAGAACTTGCTACATCATTAAGATGACCGTCCATTTGTGCTTTAGAGATACCTGTGATTGCTCCAGAAATGGTAGTCTCATAAGTAGTGATGGCTGCGTTTAAGCCCCTAGTCGTACCGGCTGTACCAGCATTAGCTGCTCTCTGGTATGTGCCGTTCCAACAAGAATAGTTCATGTCTCTATAAATTTGTTTTAGTACTGTATTAGTGTTCCAGCTATGTACATCTGAAATCATATTTTCTCCACCAATACTTCCATAATCACTAGAGTTACCGATTTGTTTGTTCCAATCAGATAACATTTTGTTAGATGTTCTTACATACTCTTGTATAATCTGACAAGTATTGACATCTTGGTCTCTTGTAAAGTTACTAAAGGCTACAGGTGCTGTCACTGATGCTGTTTCAGTAATTGAAGGTTGAGTACCGGATACGAGCGTAGCTGAAGAGCTAAGCGCGAAATCAAAGTTGTTCGTTACTCTTCCACCTGCGCCTAGTGCCGCGAGGAAAGGATTTGAGTAATTTTTAAAAAGATAAAGTTCCCCTGCGTACTGCGGGAATGATGCTGTAGTTGCTATTGCCATTGTTAGTTCTCCTATTTATTATATATTTTATTTTTAGCTTTAATTATTTCTAATGTATCTTTGCTTTCTATTGCTTTCTTTACTTGTCCATTGTAGCTACCTGGGTCAGCGTTACCTAAATTACCCTGTGAGCCACTACCGGACTTACCTGAACTATTATAGAACCTAGGTTTAGCCTTCTTGTAGTCGTACTTAAAGTACCTATCTACTGACTGCCCCGTAGGGTCTCCTAACTTATCAACAACCGTTACTGAACCTTCACTATCCAAAACAAAGTTCCCCTTTGTTAAGGCGAGTACATCATCAATATATTCAGGGTCGACACCTGCTTTAATGGCTGCGGTCCGTACACTACCACCGACTTTCATGTTCTTGATAGTTGATTGAGCCTCTTTCAATTGACTGACTAACTCGTCCTCTGTTGGTGCTGGTCCCTTGTTTGCTTTCTTTTCAAGTGCTTTACGAGCAAGTCTCTCTTTTCTGATTGCTGATTGTAACCCGGTTATGTCAATATCAAAAGTCCCTTCTGAATTCTCGACATATAAAGCCTGATGTTTCTCATCAATGCCTTCCAGTGTTGCTACATTTTCTTCTAACGCCATAATTTTGTCCTCCCGACAATTTATTATTCAATCCTTGGTTTACCTGTGTCCAGGTCATTAGCATTTTCATCACCAACAATTTGCTTACCATTCTCGTCAGTATAGCTTTGCGCTTCATTTAGTGATGCTTCTGCTTCTAATTTAAGTAATTCATCTTCGCTATTAAAGTCTTCTGCTAATATGTTTCTTCTTACATACTCTTTGTGTAATGTCTCTCGTGATATACTACCGTTTTGACGCATCTTCAGTAAGATATTTGCTTCAGAACCATCTTTAATGTGTAATCCAAAGTCAGTATTTACCATAGCTTTGCCTAGGCGGTCAATATCTTCCCAATCCATTAGCATGTTATTTACATTAGTAATCATCTCTTGTAGTTTGATAGCAAGTACTTGTAAAGAGCTATTAGCATCTGATACATCCAGTGACCTACTTGTTGCTGTATCACTTGATTTGTTAATCATTTCTAAACTCTCTACATACATCCTATCTTCCAAGTCATGTATCTCTACAATACCTGCCTCAATAGCCTTTCCTGTGTGCTCTACATACATTAGTTCGCTACTGGGTGGTCCAAGTATGGCTGAGTTACTACCTACCGTTAACTGGTCATTATCATTGAAGCCAGTACCATATAAGATAGGCACTCGTGCTACATGAGTTATATTCATTTGGTCTGACATAGACTGCCAGTGTGCTCTGTTTAAGTTAGCAAGGTCTTGTAAAGTGCTTTCCCCGGCGTAGAAGCCTATCTTCTTACCATACAGTGGTACAATAGGTATATAAGGTAATTTAGTATCACCACTATCAATCATACTCCAAGCTTGCTTATCAGTTGTTTGATATAGTTCCCACCTACCAGGATAGAGTACTCTAATCTGTTCAGTTGTTTTAGTACCCCACTCTCCATCAGGTATCTCTACAGTTTCTAATATGTGTAGTCTCTTTAGCACTACTCTACCATTTACTACTGCTGGTACAGCGTTAAGCACTTGTTCACCCTTAATATGAATACAGTAGGGTCTTAAATCAGTGTTTAGCTCTTCAGCAAGGGTCATGTCCTCCATAGTCCTTGGATAGTCCACATACACGAAGCTAATGCCCTTAATCAACATATCTCTAAAGACTTCTCTATAGAAACTATTGATGTTATCACCCATAAGGTTAAGGTTCTTATTAAACTCTACTATTTCCCTAGGCGTATCCTCACTTAAAGTAATTGGTTTATTAAATACTCTACCAGTATGATTCTCTATAGCCCAAGAGTAAAAGTTCTTTAGTGTACTTCTATTAAGTCTGTTAGTGTATTGTATATCATTCTCCATTGGTTCTTGTGGTAAGTACTTTCTACCTGCGTTCTTCATAGCACTTTCACCACCAATGAGTGTATTGGGTAGTTCCCAATTTTGCTCCATTTGTACATACAAATCCGATGGTGTGCTCACCGAGGTTGTATTGTTAATAATTATATCCATAAACCCTCCTATTTAGATTATTAGTGGCGAAATCCTTAATGGAGCCCTGTTTGTCTGACATACATACCTTGTCTCATCAGCAATATGGTCTTCACTATGTGTATCTATATCTTCTACATTACTTTCATCTCTCATCAGTGTTGGTACAGTTCGTATCCAGTCTCTACAAGTATCGAATATCCATAGACCAGCACTTTCAGGTACATCCTTTTTAGCTTCTGCCATTAGTCTTATGACACTTTGCCAACCAGCTACTCGTTCATTATCTGCTGGCATAAACGGTAGCTTAACTACCTTATTAAACTGTTTCTGAATACTTGGTCCAGTCTGGTCCTTAAATATAGCTGGGTCAGCAATCCATTGTGAAACATTTAATCCTTTAACTCGTTCATGAATTCCTAGGGCCATTCGCTCATTGTCTAATCTTAATCCTTTATCAGCTATTGTAACTCCCCTATTATCCTTCTCTGCTATATACCATTCATTAACGCGTATTAAGCTACCTCTTGGGAAGCTTCTACCATCAGGTAATACTTCCCCATCACTCTTAACCCAAATGCCTAATGAACCAGGTTTTTGACTACCCCAATCAAAGCCTATAATGTATTGCCAGCTCTTTGGTATAGGGAATGGTTTAATGATATGTTTAGCTGGGTCCCATATACCTTCAAAGTACCCTCCTGCTGCGATGTCCCAGTCCCCATCTAACCAAGCTTTCCTCTTGTGTGGGTCCTCTATACTCTCCAAGTTCCTCAAGTAGTCTGGGTCAGCCCTTAACAGTATCCTATTCTCTCTTATGTGTCCATGTAGGCGTAGTCTAATCTGCCCACTGTCATTATATATCTTTGTCATTGGTGGGGCAGGGTCTATAAAGTATCTCTTAACCCAGTTATGTCCAACTCCCCAAGGGTTACAAGTGCTTCTATATTTAATTGGAACACCAGCAGTACTACATCTATTACATGCCTTCATACTCTCATAACACTCCGATGTAGGCCAGTTAGTTAGTTCTTCCCATCCAATCCAAGGGTACTCATGTCCATGATAGTTCCAGTAATCATCAGCTCTTTTAATGTGTCTAAACAGTAGCTCTTCTCCGTCCTTAAAAACCCACTTAATCACACCATTGGAGCCTAGGAACTTCGCATCAGGATACAATCTGGTATAGTACTTCTTTGTTCTACTAATTACATCTGATAGCTGTGGAAAACTCTCTCTAAACAATACACCTCTATAGGCCGCGCCAAATCCCTTACCTACACCCTGTAGGAAGTCCATAATCAACGCATCAGTCTTTCCTGGACCCCTAGTACCCTCATAGAGTACTTCCTTGTAAGGACACGACATAAAGGCTGTTTGTGAACCAGGCTGTGGCATCCATATAATTTCATCATTAGGGCTTATCATTTATGTTCTCCCATTGCTCTTCCCAATCTTCTGCCGAAGTACTTGGTGTGAGGACAATAGGGTTCTTCTTTTCAGTTGTTTCTATCTGTTTTCTATCTACGAAATCACACTCTGACCTGCCTAGCATTTCAGATGCTTTTAATCTCATACCAATAGAAAATCCTGGGTCGTTCATTGTACTGGTCCAAAACATTTGTCTATCTATCTTAGTTGATACTGCGTCTGATTCTATAGCATCATCTTCATATAACTTAATTAAGGCTTGTAGTGCTTCATTCTGGCTATGTTTGTATAGAGTAGCTGGTATATGTTGTCTAGCATAACCTACTTGGTCCATTGCTTTAGTTTTATCCATTCCAGCTCCAACAAGTTTAGCAAAATCCCTTTGCCTACGAGTAAGACTCATATAACCCTCCATTGTATTTAATTTATTAATAATCAAGATAATTACTTATCCTATACATACTAAGTTAGTTAAATAACAGTTAAATACAACCATAACCTCTCGT